TTCATTAGGCAGAAGCGGACTAAGCGTCGTACCTGTGTAAACAGTGTTGTTACCCGATGCGTTGGCCGCAGCAGACAGAACGTAAGAATGATTCCCAGTTCCCGCTGAGCCATCCCACGCCTTTAGATCCGTGCTCACTCCGTCCGAGAAAAAGTCGTAGTTTCGGGAGTTCACACAATGAACGCGCTTGGCTCCAACGCTCGGAACAAAGATCGAGGAGTTGTAGGTAGTTCCATCCTCATTCAAAGCCGCAACTAAGTTCGTTACGCTGGATGCGCCCGTGCCATCGCTAGCAGCGCTTACGATCCGGCGTGCGAGGTCCGCATCCCTCTGGAACTCATACAGGTTCCGGAACTTTGTGGTGTTGCTAGACCAAAGCTGATAACCCCAACGACGCTTTAGAATGCCTTCAATGCTCGGAGGCAGGACGTTCGTAAGGGCAGTAAAGAGATCTGGATTTTGGGCGGGAGGCTTGGTGTAGCTGTCCTGGGATGCGCCATAAAAAGTGTGCCGGCGCGACTGGAACTTCCCACTGCCATATTGTGTAATAGTCTCGGGCATTGATTGGGGGACTCTGTAGGATCAGAAGGAGGGGGGACTTACTACCGGTGCCATGATATTTGATCCCTGAAAGTCCCCTGGAAGTCGGGAGGCAAACTAGGCTTGAACCGGTCGAACTTAAGAGTAACGATCCGCTTTGTCGGGATCGGGTTTGAAGATCGGAATAGAGCGAATACCTTTTGGGGTGTGCATCACAGCAATCGCCCCTCCGGGATGAACCAGGGCGTTCGCACTTTTATTGAAGACTACATCTGCCTCGCGGATTACGCTTGCATGGCCGAGGAGGAGCCAAGGCTTGCCTTGTTTACGAGCCTGGATCGCCTTCGCAAATAACGGTCTAACGCGCTGCCGGAACTCATTCAAACTCTCGCCGTCGGGGATAGGTTGATCCGGGTTATCGACGAAATGCTTGATGTCTTTTGCGTAGTCGTCCTTGAGTTGGCCGGCCATATAACCCACGTTCCAAGACCGGAGGTTCGGCTCGACATGCGGGGTGAGATCCCGATGGCCCCCAACCATCAAAGCGGTCTCTAACGCTCGGTTTCGGTCAGAGGATAGAATTCCACCAAGTTTGATCCGGTCGAAGAAGTTCGATAACTCTTCCGCGTCCTGCCGGCCTTCCGTGTCCAGATCGACGTTCAGCGGTCCGCGAAACCGATCCTCTTGGTTGAGGTTTGTGGTTCCGTGCCGGCCAACGTAGAAAAGAACATCATCGGGGTTCGGGCGCATTAGAGTTTGTTGAGTTGGTACAGAGTACCGAATGCGAAGAGTGCGCTATCGCTCGCACCAGAAGGAGTTGGAGACGGAATAAAGATTCCGACACCAGACGTGTTGGCTACGGCTGTGCCACTGTAGTTGAAGTTCGCGGTGACGCTGCCTCCAACGGAGCCAAGAATATCTGCTAATCCACAGAATGGCGTGCCACCATTGCTCGCTGTAGCGCGAAGCGTGTAACCAGTGGTTGCTGTTAGAGCGCCGCTGCTTGCTGCGCCCAACTCAACAACGCCGATCTGCAAATCCCCCGCCAAGGCAGGAGTCGTATTGCTGGTAATGACTTGTGCGGCACCTACTTTGACCGCTGAACTTCCACGGAACGTACTAACACCAGACCATTCTCCAAGGCAGACATCCAAGCCTGCCATAGAGAACCCACTAGTGTTAAAGGTCAAAGTACAAGCTGCCGAAGCACCACAGAATTTATAAGCCCAGCCCCCTTGAATCGGGGTTCCGCCGCCGTCGTTCTGGTCGTATTTGATATTCCAAGAAACGCCATCTGCGAGGTTGTCGGTGATGCTGGATATGTGAGCAGCGCCAGAGCCGTTGTATCGCCAAGCGACAACCAACAAATCTCCACTACTTACGTTAGAATTGTACGCGACTGTGGGATTTACGCCGGTTAGCGCAACTGTGGTCCCTTTGGCTTGAACAAATGTTGGTACCACGTTAGCCGTAGACCTTAGTATTAGATTCGAGTACGTTGGTTGGTAGGTCGGGAATCCAGCAACGAAGTCACCCGAGTAAACCATCTTCAATGAAATGTTGTCCGTCACCGCGTTGGTGAGTACGGGACGGTGTAAGAAAGTGTGGCCGTAGTAACCCAGAGTCGGGCTGCTGTTAGTGCCAATCTTAGCCCACGGTCCCGCCGGAGTCGGGCCTTCATAAACGTTTATAACCGTGCTGCTGGTAACCGCAAGATTCGGGCGATACCCCGCTAACATAACGTAACGGTTCGCGGCTGGGATGAATACGATGTCAGGCCAGCCCATGTGCCCGGTCTCGGTGATAATCTTGGTCAAGCTGGACGGTGTGCCGCTCCAATTCGAGTCGTTCACGAAGTCCGTAGGTGAAGGTGGAGTAGGACCAACCCAGAATTGTATGAATGTGTAGTCGAGTGAATCTAGTTTGATGCGCGGTATTCTGCCGAGATAAACGTAGTCCGCACCATCATTCGACTGCTCAATGAACGCGAAGTAGACGTAGGCGTTGCCACCGTCAATTCCGTTTCCGGCAGTGTTGTATCCGAGCGTGCCGTCGTCCGCAGCGTAGCGAACCGGAGTAACCCAACCCCAGTTGGAGTTGTTTCCAAAGAAGAACGGCGCTACCGAGTTGTTCCCACTGTTAGGGAACATAGGCGAGCCAGTCGCATTAAACGTGCCGGTTGCCCCAAAGTTGTTCCAGGTTGCGCCGTGGTTGGCGTTGTCGGCAATAATGTTGCCGTAGAACTGCTGGCGTTGCGAGCCGACAATATAGTGCCGTCCGCAGAACATGAACAGTCTTCCGTTCAATCCGAAGAGGCCGTTGCCTTTGTTCGACAGCGTGTGACCGGCTGGCCCGTCTGTACCGTTCTCAGTGGCGTACAGACCGTAGGAGGACATCGTGTTGACACTCGTAGCCGCCAGAGTGCCTTCATTAAGGGTGACTATTTGCTGGTTGGCGCTCGCAGGTGAGTGCGAGTCGTCCTGAATCATGTAAGTCTTATTATCGTTGGAGACGAAATTGTAGTGGATGTCTCCGCCATCAAAACCAGCCTGCGTGATCGTAGATTCAAACACAGCGTTTATAAATGGAGTCCGAGTTACGGAGGCGGCGGTTGTGACGTTTTGCGGACTTGACGATGCGCCGCCAGAGGTTACGACACAAGAGTAAAGAGTGCTCGGAGACAGACCAGCGACAATGCACTGGTGGGATGTAGAGCTTGCGGCCACACCATTATCAATCGCGTTCTTACCGCCTGCCGACAAATTGGAGTCGGAAGAGACATCCGTGGTCCAAGTTGCAACGATAGTAGTATCTGTAACAGCGTAGACAAGGTTCGAAATAACCGGCATTTAGGGTCCCAGGGATGGTTATGGAATACTTGTTTCGATACCGCTATCGAGACCGATCGGAGTGATCTGAGTACGAGGTTGGCTGGCAGGATCGGGAGAGATAAATTCTTGCCCGCGTGGGAAGAGGTTGTGGTCGCGCTTCATGCCCTTCACGCCTTCGTCGTAAACGCCCTTCCAAATCTGGGCGTCTTGGTAATTCTCACGAAGGTAGAGGTTCGCGTAATAGTTCACACCCGCGATCACTACATCTTTGTAATCGTCCGGGATAAGTAATGTGTCCGAAAGACCAGCGAGCTGCGGTTTCGAAAACCAATACCGAAACTCGATCAGGTACACGTCTTGTGCAGGTGGGTAGACGCTGAAGATACCCGGAGTGTTTTGGTCGTTACGGTACAGCCCAGGGCGACCCAACCCTGTAAAATTCGGTCCGAGAGGGGCTTCGTCCGTTGGATAAAGACGGCGGAAGTTCGTCCGGTCGAACACCGTTCCGGGCTTCACAACCCCAACATTCGTAATGTTCAATCCGGTATCGGGTATCACAACCCCAAACGTCCCCGCGTGCGTCTCTGCAATCCCGTTCGGGTTGTTCAACGTAACAGTCGTGGAAGTGGAAGCAACGACTGTGAAGCTTCCGTTATTCGCTCCAGTCATTCCCGAGACTGTGCCGGTCTGTCCTACTCCGAGAACGCTCAAACCGACTCCGGTGTAGGTGGTGTTCCCGCCGGTCCCGGCAGAAGCGGCTGACAACGTGAAGGTCTGAGTCGGATTCGAACCGGTCGCGCCGATCCAATAATCCACGTACCCCGGCTTCGTCTGGAAATGAAGCACGCCGGAAAGCAAAAACCGCCAGCGAGCCTCACGGAGAAGTGAGAGCTGCGTGCGGTTCGTATAATCAATCAGCGCAACCTGATCCCCGGAATCGCCGGAGTCGAGGATGCGCCGAATGTCTTGAGAACAACCTGAAATGATTTGAAGAACTGTACTCATTTAGTGGACTTTGTTTGATCCAGGGGCGTTATTAACTTTCTCGAACGTTCTCATCGTACCCAGGCCCAACATGCCCAGAAGGAGGGTCATCAGCGTTCCGAGGTCGAGGGCCGGGAAAACGATAGGGTGTTGCGCGAGCGCGGCGATCCACGTCGCGATCGGGTTGACAATGAACTGCACAAACAGTCCCAGGCCGCAGATCCAACCGATCGCGGGACGCCAGCCGGCAACAAAGGTGCTGGACGAAGCGGCTTCGACCTTGTTGATGTCCATCTGAGCGGACACCTGGTCGAGGATCTTGCCCTGGAGTTCGAGCTGGATCTTACTTAGTTCAGTCTGCGCTTCGAGCTGCTGAGAGGGCGAGACCTTGAAAGTCCCGACGATCTTCTGGAAGGCGTCTCCGATTGAGCCGCCAATTATTGAACTTAGGTCGAATCCCATTATGCCCTCTGAGTGTTCTGGTTAGACTGGCAGGTATAAGTAATCTTGTAAGGTTCGTATCCGCCCCGACCACAGACCGGACACCGACCGCAACACGGACACGGTGACGGATAGACTGGCTGCTGAAATGGTTGCTGAAATGGAATATTGACATTCGGAATTGTCTGGTACTCTCCGGTAAGAGCCGGAGTCGTGATTGTTTCAATTACCATGATCCTTAAAGTCCCCTCAAGGGTAGGTAGTTCCCTTTTTGATCTGAATATGAAAGTGTTCGTTCTCTGAGTCTGGGTCTTCGAGGAAGCCGTAGAAGCGTTCCCACCCGAGGTGTTTCATCACAGCATCAAGAACATGCTGCTTTTCCGAGGCGCTAAAGTCGTGGGAGCGGACATCGTAAGCCTCACCCCTGTGATGGGGATCGGTCGGCCCACTGTGGGCACCGTCGCAGGCGGAAGTAATAGTTAGGTCGAGGCCGACTTCCTGGCAGGCTTCATCTAACGCTGAGAGGATGCGGAATCCAGCCGGCGCAATTTTGCTGAACTGGACTCCATCTTTAGTGCGAAGAACGTTCATCCGATAAAGTCTCGGGACTTTGCTTCTGCGACCCGATCCACTTCCGGACGTAGAATCCGGATCTGTTCGGAGTTATGACGTTCGAGAATTCTGTTGATCTCACCAGCTTCAGCATCGCTGACGAGGTGAGTTCCCGGTCCCCAATGCTTCAGGTTGATGCCGACTCCGGGATGATCCCAACCGAGCACGGTTTTCTTCGGGATCGTAACGTACTGGCTTCCCTCATTCACTACGACTGGAACTTGAGACTGAACTGCGGCGCTTGTGGCGGACTGCTTTGCTTCGGCCATTTGTGTGGCTCCTTAAGATTTAGCTTGTGGCTTGGAACGAAATGGGGGAGTTTTTAAGCTCCCCCATTGCAGCCTGAGTTCTTCACTCAGGAGTTGAGATTAGGGGTTGGTTACGGAATCAATTCCGGCGGTGCGGACACGCCGCAGCCAGCTCTGATTCGTAATGACCGACTTGAAAGCGAACTTCCAACCGGCCTTATAGTTCTGTTGCAGAACGTCAGTCTGTCCACCCGGAGCTGCGGTATACATGTTCAAGGTCTGCCAATCGCTGACCTGGAACGCGAACTGACCGATCGCAAAGCCCGAATACACTTTGCTGGACTGACCGGAACCGGCCTGAGCCGTGGAAGCGAAGCTCGGAGAGTTGCTCTGCACGATGGCAAAGTTCGCCAAGCTGCCCACCTGACCGCGCCAGATTGAATCCGGCGAGGACAACTGGTGAGACGCTTTGTAATCCGGGTCCTTCAGCAACGCGGCGTAGACTTCCGGTGCAAGCACCAAAGCCAACTGACCGTTGCCATACGGACGAGCCGCAGCACGAGTCAAGATCGCAAACAGCGAAACGATGTCCACATACGAGAGCTGATCGCTCGCCGTCAGTGAGGTGTCGTTCACCTTGGAGTTCGGACGATAGACGTTCGAAGCCGCATCCAGAACGTTATAGATCAGGATGTCGCGAATTTCCGCTGCTTGCAGGCCCAACTTCTGGATCGCAGCCGCGAGAATCGGGTGCTTCGCCGTCAATTGAGCAACGTCCGTAATACGGATAACGTTGCCGTACTGCTCCAAGGTCGCGGTGAACTGGTTCATCGTAATCGGAGCGGCATCAGGCGAAACGCCTTCCGTCAACTGCGACGGAGAGTTAGACACCGACAGCTTTTCCATACGGACGAAGCGGCAAGTGTTGGAGTTGTTCGCCGGCACCATAACGGTTTCCGCGAACTGATCGAGAATGGTGTTGAACTCGGCAACTTCGAGAAGCTGCGAGGTCAGATAAACACCCTGGTCTGCCTGAACGTTGCCTGCTACGCCGGCTGTGCCGACGGAGACAGTCACGCTATCCAGACCCAGACCAAACAGGGCAATCAAAAGCCCTGAAAGATTGAAGCGCATGAAAATTTCCTAAATTTGGATTCCGCTATTAGACCAGCGGCATATCCGCTACACCCTTCGCTTCCAACTGTGCTCTGAGAGCTTTACGGCCATCTCTCGACATTAATGAGGGATGAGCCGCAACTTCAGGGGTTGTTGGGGTAAGCGTTTGGGATGCGGTTGTGGAACGGACTGGTTGAGACGCTTGCTGTTGAGGCTGCGCCTTCAAAATCTCAGGCAGTCTGATACCTTGCGACACCCGGTATGCCACTTTGTAAAGTCCGGGTAGTCTGTTGAAGTGCTGATAGTCGCCTTCCGCAGCCTCGATTGCCGCCTTCAAGTCCGGAGTTTCTGATAGCGCCTGCTTGTAGTTGTCGCTACCAATAAACTCTCGAATATCCTTGATTTCGGGAGAGAGTTGCTCAACTGCCTGCTGCTTCGCCAAACTGGAGAGAGCAGGAGTTAGAGGCTGTAGAGCGTCGAAAATCAACTTGGTCTGTGCGTTCCAGATCCCATCCGTGTCGTCTTTAGCGGCAGCGGATTTGAGATCATCAACGAAACGCTTACGGTCCTGCATATAATTCGCGGGCTGTTGTACGCCAGCGAACGATGCAGGCTGACCAGTCAACGGGTCGATGCCTGTCGCGAGAATCATGCGTTGCCGCATGTCTGCGATGACGGTATCTTTATGTTCGATACCTTTTACTGCGTCCTCAACCGTCTTATAAACAGTCCCGGTCTTTGTCTGGATGACAGGGGTTGCGGAAACTGTGGCCTGCTGTTGTACGGCAGGCGCTTGAACTTGCTGAGTGTGTCCCTCTGTAGGCGTTGTCGCCCCCTGGTCTGAGGGGAAAAGTTCATCCCAGGAAACTGCCCCGCCGTCCTTAACTGGAACGGAGGCGGATGCAGCGGTTACTGCCGAAACGGGAGTTGACATAGAGACTGTCCTTGTGGGTAGGTCTCACAAAGGTGAAAGCCCTTGTGGGGTTACTGCTACGTTAAAGCGTTGATACTGCGGTTTACTTCCTCGAACAATTTCTGTTCGTGAGAAACTGTATGGACTGGTTCGGCTTCCTTTTTATTGGTCTCGAAGTCGATCTGACTCTCTAGCCAGTTCAACCAACCGATTCCGGACTGAAGAAAATCGACTTCGCGGATCTCTTTGTGATGTTCACTACGAAGTTTCGCTTCTAAGAATGCCCGTTGAAATCGGAGCTTCCGAAGCAAATAGTCGAACCCAGGGTGAAGCTTTAGAGCGATGATGCTCTGCCGAAGGTCTTTGTTTGGAACCTCGGGCCGTTGCCCCCGTTCAACTTCCACTAACAGAGGTCGGGGGGACTCTTTAGGATCGGAAGGGATGAAGAATCTCTCCCAAAACATTCGTTTAGCGTTGGCCTGGTTCGAGTCCTGCGAGTCCATTAGCGTTTTTCCCTCTGCTTTGTGCTATCTCTCTTGCCATTCCCGTCGTGCCCATTCCCGGCAGCGGGCCTTCCGGCTGAGCCGTTCTTGGGCGACCTTCACCCTGCCCGACTGGGGTTTGGTGCGCTTGCGCTGCTTGGTGCGATCCGGGCAATTCCCCGAGAGTTTGTAGATAGCTCTCGATGACTTCCTGAACCGCAAGCGCGTGATCTTGGCCTTTGTTGCCCATCTCGTTCGGCACTGTCCGGGCCTCGGCAACGAGCATCTTGCCTTCGATGTCCATTAGCTTGTCGAGCAGCGCGAGCTTCATCTGCTGAGCTGCCTGGACTTGCTGGTTCATCTGAACCTGCATCGGATCATTCAGAAGGCGAGCGGCGTTACGGACTTCAAAAACCTTCGCGAGTTCTTTCAATCCTTCGTACTGATTCCAGTACGGCGTTTGGGCGGCGGAGTTGTAGAACGCCAACAGATTGCGCTGGCGGATTGTCTTGTTTGCTGTGTAGTTCGCAGCGGCGATGTCGAACTCGTAGCTGCCCACCAGGGATTCGGGAGAGATGGTTCCGAGCTTCGCGATCTCAGGCGGAGCGTTCCGGATCATCATCTCGAATTGGTCGGTCGTGAACTGCTGAATCATCACGCTGACCATCTGAAGAACTGGACGCACAACGTCCAACTCTAAGTTGCGGATGAAGAGTTTGAAGCGGTGAGTAGACTCCTGAATAATGGAGTTAATTCCACTGGCGGTGTTGTTGTCGCCGCCTGTGCCTACGCCCTTCGCGTAGAAGTCGCTCACTCCAGAGCTGAGTTCGATATGATTTTTATAAACCTGGAGAATTTGGTAGTCGCCGGCGTTCGGAGTGAAGAACGGCAGGGGCAGGATTACATCGTTCGGATTTCCTAGGACTCCGACTTTGCCGCCTGGGACGTTGAAACTGTTAAGGGCTTCGTGGTCGATCTCGGCGTTCGCGTCGTAGGCGTACCGGCGGTTGATGCCCAGGTTCCAGTTGTCAACAATCATGTTGTTGAAACGGTCGAGGGCGTCATTCAAATCCGAGCTGGGTTCGATGCATCCGATCCCGTAAACTTCGTTCGGGACCTTCACGTATCCGGTGTGAACGATCGGACTGCGCTGGTGCATGAACTGATTTGGCCCATGCCAGAGGAGGATTGGGGATTTTAGAAATACATTGCGTTTGTAGGGGGTAAGTCCACCAGTTGAGCGGATCGCTGCGCGAGTGTCTTTATAAGCGATCGCATCCCGATCCTCGGTCGTGATGATCGTGCAAGTTTTTTTGTAGTCATCCCAGATCTCTGCGAAACGGATGATGTAGCTGTCGGGGTCTTTCACGCCCGCGAGACCGGCTGCGATCTTTTGAATCGCTTCAGGGAAATAAAGATCTGGTTTCGCTTGGACTTCACGTTGCATCTGCGCCCAGGTCTTCTCGACTAAGTGCGCGGAGATCCCACCATCTGGGTCGAGCAAAAAGTCGTAGATGTCGATCGAAGTAAACTTCGGACACATCCGGGGAACTTGCGTAGTCTGGGTTTGATAGCCCCGAACCATCGGCTTCCCAGTTGACGGGTCAAGTACGGGCTGACCACTCTTGGGGTCGATGACGTAAATCGCTTGGGGGTAGGTAACGGTGTCGAAATCCCAATCCCAATCGACCTTTAGCGCACCGTGACCGTACATCAAAATGTTTCGGCAGAGCGCCTCGAAATGCCGAGGGAAGTCCGCTTTCCGTAGCATATAAAGCAGGAGAGTTTCCATCGCTTCCGCAGCGGGACCTGAAAGCATGTTCGTCGGACGGACTTCGATCCAAGGTTCGATTTGAAAGAAAGCGTCCTGGACGCGGGCGTTAATTTCTTCTACGTTCGACCAGGCGTAAGGAACTGTGGTGTTCGCACGCTTCGTAACGTTGTCCGGAAACGTCCCCGCTTGTTTCTTGGACATGTACTGTTGGTAGTACTGAAGCCGGAGAGCGTCGTAGGGACGGCGGAAGTTCAGCAACCTACGGAACGTCGCAGTCGCATCCTGAAGCACCGTCTCAGCACCCGGTTGGGACTGAGTACTACCCGTAGCCTCAGGAATTTGGCTACTATGAAAATTCGTAGAATTCTGCATTTAGAGAAGAGTTAGAAACGACTAAGTTTTTGAACGGAGAGGTTCCCGCCAGGAGTACTGAAAACCCGAATACGGTCGAAGGTATCGCTTGTATCGAGAGTGGTTTGCTGGTTCGCGGGGATACGGTAATCCGTAGCAGCGGCAGCAGCCATACCAGCGTTGCCGAACTTGATGTTAATGTCAGCGGTGGCGTTAATTGCGAAGATCGCGTTCTTTCCGAGAACGATTTCTCCGGTAGAAGCAGCCGCACCGATTGTGGCGTTTTGGCACGGCTCGCCGGAAAAAACTAAGATTGCAGAGACAACAGCCATTTAATTTTCCTTTATTGTTGGGTCGTCCTGAGTGATTACCACTTCAGGATGTAGGAAGGGTTTGAACTCGCCTGGATTCTGCACCACGTCATACGCGAACTCGTGCAGAGACTCCATGAGCTGCTGCCTTGTGTGTGGAGGCATCGCAGCTAGAAATTTTGTGTACCACGCCTGCCAACACTCTTGACAGTGGGCGTTCCCCTTCGATACTCCAGGAGGCGAGGCAAGTTGGGCGGTGTAGAGATGCTTCCCGCAGAACAGAGTTACTTTCCGCTCGTCGTCCACTTCGGACATAATCCGAGAGACCTCTGCCTGGGAATACTTCTTTAGCCTTCCATCGTTTTGATTCATGGTTGAAGTTGCTTCGTCTGGGTCAGAGGAGAAGTTAATCCGGACATGGGGTTCCTGGGCCTAAAGAGATTCGGGGGAGTTACGACTATCATCCGTGGAAGGGTTGGGACAGTTTGAGCTGTCCGACGGGAAGCCAAGGCACGCATGAGGGGTTGCGGCTTCCTCCCCCGAAGATCAAAACCATTTGACTTTGAACGGCTTCTGGCTTCAATATATGGTTGCGGTTTTACCTTGAGTCTCTCGGAGGCAACCTCCCCCTCGCTTAGTGAGTGAGGGGTAGAAACTGCGCTACCGAGGTCCTCATGGGACACCAGCCCGAGAAGTCCGATCTAATAAAATTCGCTAATAATTCAGTGAAAGTGATCGAAGCGTATGAACGCCTAGCCGTTCGTGCGGCGCTCTTTCTCGGCTTGCTTTACGGTTTGGTGCGAACTCTAATGCACCTTTGAATGGCTGTGGCGGAAGGACTCGAACCTTCACCGTCTCGGTTAACAGCCGAGCGTCCTACCAGTTGGACCACACCACAATAACTTATTAACTTAGAATTAAAGTTGTTGCCTTAAAATTAAAGTCTTGCTAGAGTACTTGAAGAAAGATTTGGCCGCCTGGCCGAACCTTCAGGAAACCGCAGTATGGGATCAAATGAACAGGATTTTGTTTTAGCTATACTTTCGACACTTCAGCCGCAAAACCCAATGCCACCCGAAACGTTCCAGCTTGTTTTGAAAGCGCTGGAAATTGCGGGGTACGGAATTTTACCGCTTGGGGCACTTCGACAAGCGGCAGACGCTTTGAAAAAATTAAATATTTAATGGGGCGCTCTTGTCGGTGCCATCTCATCCCTTTCGGGAATCGGAAGAAGTACGCTGGACTGCCCCGCCCAGTTCTTCCCGGCAAGAATTACTTTTTCAAACTGATTAACTGCTGAATTGCGAGGTAGGTTCGAACGCCCGCGATATACGCGAGTGGGATGTCCCAACCGAACGCTCCGAGGAATCCGGCTACGATCGCATTCGGGAGCACAACACCCAATGCTGATCCCTTAAAGGCCCCTAACTTCTGCGCGAGGTAGCGCACGACTGGGTTTAATTCAATCTCTGGGCCGTGCTTCTTGATCCTCTTCTCGGTCACAATACCGTCGAAGGAGATCAGACAAGCTAACACCAGGAGCAATAAGAATGTCGTCATCTAGCTGGGGGAGCTTTTCAGGATCGGAAGGAGAGTCGTACTCGGGGGAGGATGCGCTTTCGGTTGTGATACGCATCCCACACCGGCGATAAAACAATTCAATAACCGGACAGACGTTAGGAAACATCCCTGGGGTCTACCGGATTCGGACTCGAACCCTCGCTGCGGTTGTAAGGATCGAGGGCTGTGAAGCGGTATCCAGGGGTACGCACCACAGGACTATCGCCCTGGGAGTTGTGAACCGGGACGGAGATGTAGTTCCGAACGTAGGGATCTTTCGAAACACACACCTCGGGCGCGGGTGCAGAAACCGCCGGAGCCGGGGATTGAGCCCCCGGCAGCGGCAAGTTGTTTGTGGATGGGTAGGATTTATCCATCGAAGTTATCGAACGATGCGACCCACGAACGAAACCGTCTGGGCGTTCGTGCCGGCGGCAGAAAGCGTTCCGACCATCTTCGCGTTCGTCACGTTTCCGCCGACTGCGGAGATATTGATCGTGTTCAGTCCGGTGTCGCTTGCACGCACAACGCGGTTCAGAAGCACACCGCTCGGGGTAAACGAAAGCGTCTTCGTGCCGTCGATCCAGTTAATGTTAAAAGTGGTCGCAGCGCCGTCGAGAGTCGCAGTGCCAGTAAATTCGATCGCCTGAGCACCCAGACCTGCGGAAGCGGCGTCCGCAAAAACTTGGTTGGTGTCCGTCGGACCCTGACCAGAGTAAACTACGTTCACATCAGCAATAGCCATATTATTTTTCCTTTTTTATTAAAGATCGCTTATGCGACCTCAAGTTCGAGTTGAATCATGCACAGCGCGAGGTTGGTCATCGTTCCACCGAAGTTGATCGCAACGCGATCGCCCTTGGAAATCGAAGAGACAGCAACCGTAGGGGTCTGCACAGTGTTTGCGGTTCCGGCCAGAGAAGCAGTCGTGCCGGCCAAGAGTTCGATGACGTTCGCGCCAGCAGCGGCGCTAGGTGCTTGACCGTCAACCTGGATCTTACGAAGCGCGAACGTGCCGCTCGTACTGGCGGTGCCATGAAGTTCACGAACACCCGTCAGCGTGTAAGCCCGATCTGCGACGAAAACATACTGCGCAGCAGAAGCGGCGGCGAAAATTGGAAGAGAAATTACTTCCCGGCGAGGAATTGAGCCATCGCCTTCACCACGAAAAAGAGCCATATTATTTTTCCTTTATTTTTTGTTCTTCGCGCAGCAGCCTGAGTTTTGACGGCCCCTGGGCGACTTGGATCTTGGTGCTTTTGACCGTCCCGCAGGACGTACAAGCTAAGATCACAAATACTGTTCCCTCGGATTCAACTCCTACCGTTTCGCAGTAGAAGAATCTTGGATTCCCGCAACAGTCATCCATTTAGAAGTGCCCTCAGTGCAGCTTTCAGCCGGCTAGGTTTAGGAACTTCAACCCTTTGACACTGGCCGCGTTTGACGTATTCGTTCGCGGCTTTCAGAGCAGCGACCGCGATCATCAACGGAACTAATTCGGAGACGGCCCTCACAAGAACGAAGAACAAAGCTAAAACGAAAAATATTGACATTTTGTTCTCGGAAGGCCCTACGCTTTTGGGCTTGGAGTCTTGGTTGGAGTTTTAAGGAATTCTCGATACGCCTTCATAGTTTCAGCGGCAGTGCCGACTGAACCACGAAACCCTAGTTCTACGATCCCGACAATCTTGTTCGTCTTCTCGTCGATGATGGACGCGCCACTCGAACCCGGCCCATTCATCAAATGGACCAAATACCGTCCGTTGCAGGGCTTACATTCACTATTGCCCGCAGCGTCGGTCATGGGATTCGAGGAGACTTTGCCCAGAGCGACTTGTTTCCCAAGTCCCAAAGAGTAATTGATCGTGTAAACGTCGTCCTCGATCGCGGGAGGAACGTCGGTATCTGCGATCTCGATAACGGGGTAATCTTTCTTGCTGTCCAAACTCAGGATTGCGAAATCCAACTGGTCGTCGTTCTGGGACTTAACCACTGTGACCGGTTGTAGAACCGGGTTTGGAACGATCTCTTCGGTGACGAAATACTTCGCGCCTTCGTCTTCAATACAATGCCCCGCAGTCAGGAGCTTGTAAGAAGTGCCTTTGTGCTCAATCACCGTAGTTGAGCAAGTGAATCGCGTTTCCTCACCACTTTGAACGTACAGCGCAAGAGCCGCGTCATACGCTTTAGTATGACTCGGAGACATTTTGGTTTTGTCTTCCTGCGTTGCGAACAGCGGCATCACACTAAGAGCGAATGTGATGAGTGAGGCTGCGATTTTGTTTTTCACTTTGGTTGGCTTTCAGGTGTAGCTGTTGTTGCGGGAGATCGTGAATTGCTGTTCGGGGGTTAGCTCTGGACGACGTTTGAATCTTGGGCGCATACACGCGACGTACTGCATCGTATTGATTGCGTGATCGTTG